CAGAATGTCTGCAATACAGAGGTCGTATAACCGCCATACGACTAGCGTTGTACCCTTGTGGCTGTCCGACTCCGACAGTGTGTATCATCTTGTTTTTGCCTCTTGCAAGGTTAATGAGTCCGATGATGGCTGGGTTCGCCTGCCTAGACTCTGGGGAACTACATCCCTGTATCTAAAGTATTTGTATTCTTGGATATAATACGAATACTTAATTGGTATGATATAATGTACTTGGATATAATACAACCCTAAAACGAAAGTCATGGGTCAGCCACCGGAAACGGTGGTTCTATAATTAAAAACTTCCACGCTGGGTAGCTTAGAAACTACGGGTGGAAGCTAGATCTTGGTAAGCCTGACTGGCCGATATCTATACAGTGCCGGCGTTCAGGCTCACTATCTATTATAACCTGTGGATAACTTTATAAGAACATATATTGACATAATACTGCTTATGCTGTATACTGTTACTATTGTTAGAAAGGACGCTGTCAATACATTAACAAGTTGCGGTTCGCCATGAGGGCACTGAACGTAAAAGTCGAGTCTGTGCGAGACTTACTTGACTGGCGATGAAACTTCGCTCCCCGACAGGGCAGAACGTGAACAGGCTCTCACGATGTACCACAACAATAGAAAGGACACTATGACACTAACTACTAACTCACTACCAGCAGAGATAGAACGCAAGTTACTTGCTACTATTGAGCTACAAAAGCAATTAGAACAATACGAAACCGAGCTCAAAGCCGAGCTATTAGAAGCTATGGAACAGCACGATATCGTGTCGATCAAGAACGATAACTTTACCATCAGCCTAGTAGAACGAACAAACTACAAAGGAAACGTTAATGAAGTCCCTACTGATATGTTAAAGACTTCACTAGACACAACTAAGGTTGGTAACTATGTAAAGCTTTATGGCGAACTGCCAAAAGGCGTAGAGCAAAGCAAAACTAAATATGTAAGTTGGAGGGCCAAGTAATGGACTTTTTCTTAGTAGTATTTATTATCTTATTTATGATTTATATTAGCGACAAGAAAGAAGTTGACGATTCAATCAGACAAGCAGCTATTAACAAAGCTGTGCAGTTTGTCGAGTTCCAAGAAGAAATTAACCAAGCTAAGAAACAAGCTAGAAAGAAGTACAAGTAATGATTCGAGCATTCTATTTTTGGAGATGTAAACGACTTAATAATCGGTTACAGTATTATCAACTAAGACTACAACAGACAAGGAAGCCAAGATAATGGAAATAGTAAAACTCAGTACACTTAAAGACATTCAAGTATTCTCAGCAGAGGTTAAGAAGTTCATACACGACAATAGGCTCTGGACTAACGTTCAAGGTAGACCCTACGTAAACGTAGAGGGCTGGCAGTTTATGGGTGGCATGCTTGGGATTACAGCCAACGTCAAAGAATTAGAGAACCAGAGCGACGACAATCAACTGAAATACCGAGCAGTCGTAGAACTGTATCGTGGCGATCAACTAGTAAGTTCTGGGGTAGCCATCTGCTCAAACAAAGAAAAGGGCAAACAATACTTCGATGAGTATGCAATCGCTTCAATGTGTCAGACAAGAGCCATAGGTAAAGCCTATCGTATATACTTAGGCTGGATTATGAAAATGGCAGGATTCGAATCTACACCATTAGAAGAAATGCAGGAGGGTTACCATGCAAGCGAAGAACAAAAAGAAGAAATCATCAAAGCACACAGTCAGAATTCATGAGACTGCTCAGGGCTCGCCTGAATGGTTCGATTTACGCAAAGGGCGTGTCACAGCGTCTAATGCGTGGAAAATGCTTGAAAGGGGCTATAAATACGCCACAGAGCAAAAGCCAATAGCTACTACCAGTGCCATGCAGCGTGGTAAAGACTTAGAGCCCGAAGCTTTGGAACTTTACTCTAAAATCAAGAACGACCTAGAAATACTTAGTGTCGGGTTTGTTACTAATTCAAAATACCCTAATGCCGGGGCCAGCCCAGATGGTGTTCTTCCTGATAAGCTATTGGAAGTTAAATGCTTTGGCCGAGACAAACATCTTGGGATCACAGAAGACAGTATCCCACCAGAAGTTATGGCCCAAGTGCAAATGCAGATGATGATATGCGAGCTACCAGAATGCGATTTAGTTCTTTACAATCCACAGTGTGATCCAGCAGACGCTCTTAGGATAATAACTATCCCAGCTGATCCACTTATCCACAAGAACCTAGCCAAACATTTGCAAGACGGTCTTGACATAGCATAAGCAACATGCTAGTATGTAATTACTCTAAAAGAAAGGACACCATGAGTAAAAAACTAAGTATGGACTTGCTAGACCCAAAAGAAATCGGGACAGCAAAGCGAACAATACCAAACAACAGAAGCCATCGCTTCTCTAACTGGGCAGATGATCACTTACTGCCTTGGTTATCGCTTGCAGCACTTGCGTTCCTAGCAGCAGTCGGAATCATATCTATCACTCCAATGTTGGTAGACGACTTCCGGACAGCATTTGCTTTCATTGTAGTTTTCTTCCTTGTCATCAAGGTTAGAACTATACAATAGCAGTTGAGATTGGGTAAAACGAGGTAAAAAAAGAGCCCCCTAGATGGGGGTTCTTTGTGTGTGGAGAGGTTTTGTTGTGTGGTGTTTGTGTTTACCACTACTGGTGGGGGTTTAGTGGTGTTCTCATTATACATAAAAAGCAGCCCCAAAATAAAGAGTTTAGAAAGGACACTATACCACGGGGCTGCGATTGAGACATTATACCTTAAACTGTGGATAAATCAACCAAATCACTATTGCTAATACAATGCTTATGATGTATGATACTTGTGTCAATAAAGAAAGGACAACAAATGAGAATACAAGTGCAAGATAGGGGGAGCTTCTTTGAGTTTCCTATAACAGTGCAGGGTGGCTATTGGGACGACGGTAGCTTCGAGATGGAATGGTGCAACCATGCCGGTGCATACCAAACCAACAGCGATTTTTGGTACGCCAAAGATAACGGTGGCTACGAAGAAGTCACAGAGAAATATTACATCTGCGATAAGTGCGACGAGACTTGGGAAATGGATAACGATGATTATGAAAAGGAGGATTTTTAAATGGCAGGAACTAAAATAGGTGGAACTAAAGCAGCAGCAACTAACTATGAAAGACATGGTGCAGACTTCTACGCACGTATTGGATCAGTAGGTGGTAAGAACATTCATCAAAGAAACCCAGAAACAGGTAAGGCTCTTAAAGGCTTTGCATTAAACCCAGAACGAGCTCGTATGGCTGGAAAGGTTGGTGGGGCCATCAGCAAACGTGGTAAATCAAATGGTTGAGGGATTGACGATTGCAGTTGTACTTTTAGCTGGCATATTCATAGCTAGAGAACTAATAGAAACCTACAACACAATTCAAATTAGAAAACAGATAGCTAATCTTCAACAAGAACTAGACGAATTGATAAACGTATTAACTAAAAAAGGCAAGAAATGAGTGAAACATTTGACAGTTTAAGTTTCTATGACAGGTCAGGGCTAGGCTTTGGTTGGCGTGAAGATGCCGCCTGCAAGGGTATGGATGTAGATATGTTCTACCCAGAGCGTGGACAGAACGGCAGAGAAGCAATTGCAGTGTGTGCTGGGTGTCTAGTCGTTAAAGAATGTTTGCACTTTGCGTTGAGCAACAGCATCAAAGTCGGTGTCTTTGGCGGGACAACTGAGTTCCACAGAAGAAAGATGAGGGGGAAATATGAAACAGGTACAGAAGTTAGTTGAGCAAGCACTCCAAACTTGGGAGGAAACAAGGGACAGTGATCGCAAACTAATGCTTGCAGTCTGGTATTTACAAGACCCAGAGTACGAATCAAACTTCCGCAAGTTCTTTTTAAACGAAGCAGCAAGCCCAGAAACTATAAGGCGTATGCGTCAGAAGCTTCAAGAGCAAGGCAAATATCTAGCCAGCAAAAAGGTAGAAGACGCTAGGTTTGAAAAGTTTAGAGATATGCACTACTCACGAGCATCGCTTAGTAATATAAACCAAATGGATTTGTGATATAACTATGGTATGGCCAGCCGACAGTTAGAAAAGAAATTAGATCTGATATTTTCGAAGTATATTCGATTAAGAGACTCCGACAACGGGGTCTTTTTTTGTTGCAGCTGTGGAGCACTCAAGCCTGAACAGCAAATGGACGCAGGGCATTTTATTAGCAGAAAATGGCGTAATACACGCTGGAGAGAAGACAATGTTCATGGTCAGTGTAGAGCAGATAATAGATTTGGAAATGGTGAAGCTGCCGGGTATGCAATGTTTATGATTAAAAAATATGGCTTGGAACATGTTGAGATGCTACATCAATTAAGTAGAAAAACAGCAAAGTTTACTGATAGCGAATTAGAGGATATGATAAAGAAGTACAAGGCTCTGGTGAAGGAGATGTCTGATGCTCAAAAAACTATTGAATAAAGTGTTTATAATCAAGCACGACCCATGGCTAATAGAGAACAACAGAAAATTCCCACTTGTCCCAGAAGCTCCTGTGGTAAACTTAAAGCGTAAGAATAGGGCAACAAATGATAGTGCATAATCCAAACAAACTACCAACAGCATCCATTGCTGACCTATTACCTACGCAAGGTGAACTCAAAGACTTGAGCACCGAAAATTACGAGAAGCTTAAAAAGAATATTGAACGCCGAGGCTTTATAGACCCAGTAGCAGTCTGGGAAGATAAGAACGGAATCAAGTACATACTCAATGGCCACCAAAGACAGCGTGTGCTAGCTAACGAGGGATGGATAGAACCAATACCCTACTTTAATGTACCGGCAAAGACACTACAGGAAGCAGCCGCAATAGTATTAGAACTCACAAGCCAGTACGGAAAGATTACCCAAGAGGGATTAGATGCTCATATTGCCAAGTATGATTTACCAGAAGCCGAGATATACGAAGCTACTCACTTTGACGCATTATCGTTTTACGACACTAGCGAACCAGAGCAAGAGGTAGAAGAGGACGAAGCACCTGAGGTTGATGAATCAGAACCACCTAAAAGCAAGCTAGGCAAGATATATCAGCTAGGCAGACATAGGGTTATGTGTGGGGATAGCACGAATATAGAACAGTTTGAAAAATTAGTTAATGATAAACGAGCAACGCTAGTCTTTACTGACCCCCCGTATGGAGTAAGTTACCAATCAAATATGCGTGTTAAGAGCAAAAAATTTGAAATTTTAAAGAACGACAACGTTATATCTATAGACGGAGTAGTAACGGCAAGCGAATATTCAGATGGTTGGATAATGGTATGCACATCTTGGAAAGTTTTAAGACAATGGCTAGAAGCTTTAGAATTATTTGGAGAACCTAGCAATATAATTATTTGGGATAAGGGTGGTGGCGGAATTGGTGATTTAAAGCATACTCTTTTAACTGATTACGAGGTAATAATTTCTTATAACAGGGGTGCAAAAATAATTGGTAAAAGGATTGGTAGCGTATGGGATTGTGGTAAAGATGCTGCAGGTAGTTATGAACACCCTACACAAAAACCTGTTGCTTTATCAGCTTTGGCTATTAATACTATGACAAATAAGGGTGATTATGTATTTGATGTATATTTAGGCTCAGGCTCGACCCTAATAGCCTGCGAACAAACAGACAGAACTTGTTACGGCATGGAACTAGACCCTAAGTATGTAGATGTAATAAGAAAGCGTTATGCTAAGTTTATACAGCCCGATGACCAGTTGCCTGAGAATTGGGAAGAATTAACACCAGCAATAAATTGAGTGAAAAATGAGCGACAAAAGATTAGACAACCTAAAACCATTCACAGGAGCCGATGATCCTAGACGCATGAACGGCAAACCTAAGGGTACTAAGCACATATCCACATGGATACAGGAGATGCTTAACGACCCAGACTTCGAGCTAAAGTTAAAGGACGGCACGATACTCAAGGGAGCACCACTAGCAGCTATTATTAAGACAGCAGTAGCCAAAGCAGTCAGTGGAGATATGAGAGCCTTTGATATCCTCGGCAAGTATGGCTTCGGAACTAAACTAGATGTAACAACTAACGGCAAAGAATTACCAACCCCAATCATAAAGGTAGATGATGGCGCACAAGATAAATCTAGCTAACATTAAAGACTGGGCTGCTAACTACGATGGAGAACTCTTTGACGGTATTCTCTGCGACCCACCTTATCACCTAGTAAGCATGACAAAAAGATGGGGTAGCGACAAAGCACATAACACCCCAATTATGGACACTAAGGAGGGTGGTGTATTTGCAAGGTCAGCCAAAGGTTTCATGGGCAAGGATTGGGATGGTGTAGACGAAAACGGAATAGGTATAGCCCAAGACCCTGAGATGTGGGCGTTACTCTACAAGCTACTTAAACCAGGCGCACACTTACTAGCTTTCTCTGGTAGTAGAACCTATCACCGTATGGCAGTAGCAATAGAAGATGCAGGCTTTGAGATTAGAGATATGATTGAGTGGGTGTATGGTAGTGGATTCCCTAAGTCATTAAATATAGCAAAACAACTAGATAAGATGGTGACCGACACCCCTGGTGTTTCCAGCGAAAAAACTGATAACGCAGTCGGATTAAATGGAGCGACAGACCAGCCATCATCTTGGGATAATAATGAATACGGTGGTGGTAACGCTAAATGTCCAATCTGTAATAAGTGGTTTATTTCTGGTAGTCCCTGCGTTTGCCCAAAAGAAAAAGTATCTTACAAAACAAATGAAGCTCAATACTGGGAAGGCTACGGCACAGCTCTTAAACCAGCCCACGAACCCTGTGTATTAGCTAGAAAACCAATAGAGGGTAATGTAGCCCAGAACTGCTTAAAGCATGGTACTGGTGGGTTGAATATAGATGGTAGTAGGGTAACTACAGAAGATAACTTGAATGGTGGAATGTATTCAGGTAGTGGTAAAGCTAAAACAGTAGCTGACCACAAATGGGGATTTGAGAAACGAGATGGACAATATGTACAACCTACTGGTCGCTTCCCTGCCAACCTTATACACGATGGCTCTGATGAAGTATTAGAGGTGTTTCCTGATAGTAAATCTACTGGTGGCACTGGGAAAATAAGTTTAGATAGCAACATAAATCTTGGAGGTGGGAATAATTATTTTCATTTTAATGACTCTGGCTCTGCTGCTAGATTCTTCTACACAGCTAAATCTAGTAAGAGTGAGCGTAATGCTGGGCTAGATGGGTTTGAGATAAAAGAAGCATTATTCAACAATACTGGGCTAAAAAATAATGGTGATGGTACAGAGCGGCCACAAGGCAAATTTCAAAATCACCACCCGACAGTCAAACCTTTGGCTTTAACTAAATACCTAGCAACTCTAATCAAACCACCAAAGGGCGGCAGACTACTTGTTCCTTTTTCTGGCTCTGGTTCTGAGATGATTGGAGCATTACAAGCAGGCTGGGAATATGTTGAGGGCGTTGAACTTACCGAGGAATATATACCGATTGCAGAAGCTAGAATTAAATACTGGTTAGATAAAATTCAAGAAGAGAAAGATAACGAACAGCCGAGCCTATTTGATGTATAGCCAGACTACAGCCACAGACAAGATTATCGGAATGAGCAAACGCATTAGAGCTGTTGCCGGTGGTACTTCTGCGTCTAAGACAATCTCTATCCTTCTTTACTTAATAGCTAAAGCACAAAGCGATAAGCACCCAACACTCACCAGCGTCGTATCTGAAAGTTTTCCACACCTTAGGCGTGGTGCAATGCGTGACTTCTTGAACATTATGCAGGAACATAACTATTTCAAAGACGACCTGTGGAGCAAGACAGACTACACTTACACATTCGAAACTGGTAGTAAGATAGAATTCTTTTCAGCAGATCAACCTAGCAAGGTGCGTGGTCCAAGACGTGACCGGCTATTTGTAAACGAGGGCAACAACATACCACAGGAAGCCTTTGAGCAACTCCTAGTGCGTACTAAAGAGTTTGCTTACATAGACTGGAACCCTGTCGCTGAGTTCTATATGTACACCGATTATATTGGCAAGCGTGACGATGTGGAGTTCATTACCTTAACTTATAAAGACAACGAAGCTCTAGCCAAAGAAATCGTAGGAGAAATTGAAGCCCGCAAGAACAACAAAGCTTGGTGGCGTGTTTACGGTGAGGGGCAACTTGGTGATGTCGA